CTAGTCCAAGCGGCAGAAGCCATTACGCCTTCTTTGTAGGTTTTTTAGCAGTCTTAGCTGATCTTACAAAGTTAGCTTTTGTAGGAGCACCTTTTGCTCCTGGTTTTCTCATTTTTTCATTACTACCCGCAGCGATTCTTTTACGCTTTGCGTGAATGTTGGCATAAAGCCCTTTTTGTTTAGCCATTGAGTACCTTTCCACAGTCTGTACAAACGTTAATAAAAGTTCTTTTTTTAATAGATTCTATGTTTACACATTTACATCTTTTGCCAAAAAATTTATCTACTAATTTAGTATATGCAGTTCTAATTATTTCTAATGGCCAACATAAAAAGTTTTTCATTATTTTATCTTACCACCATCTTTTTTAAAGCCCATTTTATTTCTGACTTTTTTAGGTAGTTTTGCAAGTCCTGGACTTTTTTTCTTATTAATAGGTTTTAAAGTTTTACCACCTGCTTTATACATAGGTCTTTTCATCATGATTTTTTAAATCCTTTTAATGTTTGTGCAAATCTAGCACGTTGTCCCATCTTACCGGGTTTTTTTGCTGCTTTTGCTAAAACTTTAGCAGGGATCTTTTTACCTTTTTTAATACCTAAAGATTTTCTTAAAGATCCTGGTTTCTTAATTGCTTTTTTAATATCTAAAGCCATTAAGAATTTTTTCCGTAAGCCTTTCCTTTTCCTCTTTTAGCCATTCCACAACCTCTAACTTTTCCACCATTTTTATAACCAGCGTTTAGTTCACCAATTACTCTATTTTTTTCAGCCATGTCATTTGCATTAGGATCTCTTCTTGCATCAATTCTACCTAACTCTTCAGCTAAGTTCATTCTTCCTTTATTCATATTATTTCATTCCTCTAGATTCGTCTCTTCTAGATTTAAAACTTTGTGATTTAGTAGATTCTTTGCCATCTCTCATTCCTAAAGATTCATCTAGTCTAGAATTAGCACTTTGTTTCTTGCTAACTTTTTTAGCAGTGCTTCCATATCTTTCAATGTAAGGTCTTGTTCCATAGTCGTTTCTCATAATATTATCTCCGTTGTTATTTATTCTTTATCAGATGTGTTGCTTTAAGTCCATAGACGCTTGCAATTACTCCGACAAAAATTGTTTGATACCATAATGGTAAATTTCCAAAGTGCACAAAGAATAACTCCATTTTCTCCATGTGTACAGGATTATCTGACCATACTGACCATCCCAACATTACGATGGGCACCGAAAGTAAAAGCAAAATAAATTCGTCTTTCCAATCTGATTGTCTGGATTCTAAAAGTTTTCCCTGGTAAGCTTCCTCACCACGGGCCATTTTTGATGCATGCATAAGCTGTGCATCTGACATAGCCATTTTCGTTCTCTGTTTATTAGCGTAAATTTTACTACCAGCAGAAACGGCTAATTTAATTGCCGATAACCACATGTTAGTACCAAGTAGCTTTTACAGGTTTTTTGTCAGCTCTCATTCTTTTAGTTCCTTTAACAGTAACAACCTGAGATTCAGTACCACTAGTCATTTCTACTGGTTTGTTTCCTGTTTGGTAACCATCTGAACCAACGCCTAATTCTTTTTCAATTTTAACGTCGTCATTCATGAAAGTTGATCCTCTTTGCCAATCTTTACTCATAATTTTCTCCTTAATAATTAATTATACTTAATTTTTCTTAAAATTTCTACCAAAATCGTTTTTTTTACTTTGGTCTGCCATTTCTTGTTTAGCAATTGAAACTCCTGCACGCATTTCAGCCAATTCTTGGTCTTGTTCTAGGCTTTCATCGTGATGTTGGTCGTTCATCATAGCTCTCATAGTATCTAAGTCAAGTCTTGCTGAATTATTGTCAGTTCTATCTTGATCAGCTCTAGCTTTTAAGTCTAATTCTCTTGATTTTAGTTTAAGTAGTGGATCTCCACCTACTTCTGAGCTAATTTTATCTTCTTCTTTAGCATAATCCAGAGTCATTTCTGCAATTAATATTGCTTTTCTAGATTCTAAAGCCATAGTTATTTGTTTGATTCTTTGTTGAGCTTGTATTGCTTGTGGGTTTTGTTGCATCATTTGTGGATTCTGCATCATAGGCGCTAATTGTTGTTGTATCATTTGCATTTCTTTCATTTCTTCAACAAATTCTATTTGTACTTGTTCTTGTGCCATTAAACTAATGTGTTCAAGTATATTTTTTTGTAATGACATCATTGCCATCGGATTATTTTGTACCATAGAGATAGACATAAAACTTAAATGAGCATCAATATGTGCTTTGTGATCTTGTCCTGCAAAAGCTTGAAAAGGCTTTCCACTAATTGCTAAAATATGTTCTAAACTTGGATCCATGGGAATAGGCGGCTGCGGAGGAGGTAAAATTGCATTTACATTTTTTACTCCAATTGCATCATACATAGATCTATACGCTTGATACAAGTTATGAATTTTAGGATTAGATTGTGCAAGTTGTAACTGAGTTTGAGCCATAGAAATTCTTTGTGTTTGAGAATAAATGTTAGGATCAGCAACAGGTAAAATATCTACCTTATCATCAAAGTCAGCAACTTTAATTTCCCTAGACGCACCAGGTACATCATAAGGATAAACCGGAGGTAGGTAAGTTTTAAATACATTTGCTAATAATCTAAATTCATTTTTTAAACCTACATATAATCTTTTGTGTATTGCTGACATAACTCTAGAACCACGTTCTAATAGTGCAACTGTAGTTCCAACAGCGGCAGCTTGATTCATATCTCCAACTTGTGAGTCTGCAATAGATGCAAACCTTTGAGCAGACTGAACACAAATACCCATTAAAGATAATAAAGTTTGATCGGGTCCTTTAAATGGTAATTGCATAAACTGATCTTTAATATTTCCACCTGGAACATCTACATCTCTAAATTCTCCAGGTTGTAATGGCTGCGCATCGTCTCTCATTCTAACTCCTCTAGTTTTAAAACCAGCAGGCAAGTTAGCTAAAGTTCCAGCATCTAATAATTGTCTTAATGCAACAGTTGCAGTTCTACTTAATCCACCAATCATGTGAATTAAACCTAAACCATAAAAACCTAAACCCGGTAAAAATTTAAAATGCACAAAGTAATCTTTTTTATTTTTTAAAGGATCTTCTGGCGCATAGTTTCTTCTAATAGATAAAACTTTTCCGTTAGCTTCATCTATTGTTATTATATAAGGTAATTTAATTCCAGTGGGCTCACCATCTTCAGGATTAACGTCTTCGTGTCCTTCCAAATCTACGTCAACATGCATTTCTAAAATAGTATAAACATCTTCAGTACCATTTTGTTGAATACCTTCTAATTCTAATTCTTTTTGTTTTAATTTATCTTCTTGTACTGGCGGTTCTCCCAAATCAATGTCTCTATAGAAACCATTGATTTGTTGTTTTCGTAAATCATTTGGTGACATACGAATAACGTGGATTACAGCTTCCGCATCTTCTAATGAGGTAGCAGAGTACGGCACGACTAAATCTTCAGCCGGGATAAATTTACTTACGGCTCTACCTAACAAATCATCGTAATAAACTTTTTTAAAAGTAGATCCTGATAGGGGTAAGTAAAATAACATTTGATCAAACTCTGGTTCATACTCTTTCATCTGATCCATAATTTGATAGTTCATAAAATCTTTAACACGTTTAGATTGTTCTTCTTTAGGAACACTTGCATCTCCTAAAATTTGAGTTCTAACCGGTCCATCCGCTGGTAATAATTCTTTGTAAGCTTGAGCTTGAAATTGTGTAACCGCTTCTGCTAATACTGGGTGAGTAACCGAGGCTGCACCTCTAAATGGTTCTGTTCTAGTTACATATTTAAATCCTAAAAGATTTAAACCTTCTCTATAACTATCTGCCCATTCTTGTCTTGATTCTTTGTAATTTCTATAGTGTTCCATTAATTCAGCTGCTAATGGATCTAAAACATTATCTTCTAAAAAATCTGCTAGGTTAGCATCATGATCTTCGCCACCTTCTGGATTAACTTCTCCTGGATCAAAATTAATAGTTGCTCCACCTTCTTCATCCATTTCAATTTCAGTTTTTCCATCGGAAG